TTTAGAGATGAAACGGCGCACAACTACCGAGCCGAAAAACTGGAGGGATGATCCATGCAACCTATCGTTGCTACGCTGAATGAATACAATCAATTGGAATTTAAGCTGATTCCCGAGGTCGGAAATTTTAAATTGTTAGAAATTCCAAGGGAAGTCTATGAGCCGGTCAGCCGTAGACTTGCCGGCAGGATAGGGTTGAAGCAAGGAGACGCGCTACCCATGCGCATCCTGGCCGCAGAGCTAGGCGTCCAGGCTGGCCCAGACGCGCATTTGATTGGATGCAAACCAGCTTCAGATATAAAAATTCTTGCCTGGAGGCAGCCATGAGTACCGATGGACGCATTGAAGCCATGCTACGCAGCGTGAAGACTCCCGAGCAAAAACGTAACCGCCGCCGCGCCGAAGACCACGCCTTCCTCAAAGCCGGAAAAAGCTTTCGCCTGAAGGCAGCCGCCTACTTTATCCGCAGAGGCTACCTGACAAAAAAACAGCGCCGAGCAGCCAGCTTCATCGAAGGTCGCTGGACGCCCAAGCAGCATGACCGACAGGACGAAATCAAACGCCGTGAGCTGCGGCCAGTCCTGGCCCTGACCATGGAAGTGCCAAGGTTTCACAGCAACCGACAGGAGCACCGGCACAAAGGAATACTGACGCGATTCTTGACAAGCCTTTTCCAACACCAAGCCGCAGCCTAAAAGGCAACCCATGGCCAAGCACAACTGGCCGGAGCTTCGGCGGCGCTACCTTTCCGGCGAGTGGCTGACCTTGGAAGCCATGAGCGAGACCGTAGGTATCAGGGCCAACTATTTGAGGGCCAGAGCCGCCACGGAAAAATGGAGTGAAAGGCGGGCAACTCTTGAGCGCGAGGGCGAAGCCAAGGCCATGGAGCGCATCACAACCCGCCTGGCCCGCGAGGCCGAGAAGCGGATCCCTGGCTGGCTCGACATGGCCGATGCCCTGAAATTCAAAGCGCTGCAGTCCCTGACCAGCAATACCGTGCTTTCGGGCTTCGAGGCCATCCGAGCAGCGCAAGCGGCCGTCAACATCGAGGCTGACATTTTTATGCCCAACCGCCGGAGGCCCGCGGCAGAGGGCGACGCCCAGGGCCTGAGCGCAACACAGATCAACATCAACATGGGCGCCCAGGGCCAGCCAGCCAGGCTACCGGCGCCCGCCGCCTTGGTGACCCTTACCGATGCCCAGCTTGAATCAATCTATGCCGACAAAGCCGCCAAGTTTGTGGGCGCCCGAGTGGTGGACGCCAAGGCAGGAAGTAAGCCAAAGCGACGCCGCGGGCGAAAAGCTAAGAAGGCAAAAGGCAAGGCGGTCGTTCAAAAACTTCGTCAAGTACACATTCAAAACCTACCAAGAAAACTGGCACCATAAGCGGCTGGCCGAAGTCCTGCAGGGCGTCATCGACGGCACCGAGAAGCGCGTTATTATTCAGATGCCACCCCGCCACGGCAAGAGCGAGCTGGTCAGCCGGAGACTTCCCGCAGCCTTCCTCGCGGCCAACCCCATGGCCAAGGTTATCCAGTGCAGCTACAGCGCGAGCCTGGCCTCAAAAGAAAACCGGAGCGTGCAGCGCATCATGCTTTCCCCGCAGTACCGCGCCCTTTACCCCGACGTCCACATTCCCTCAAAAGACAGCAGCGCCGGCGAGCGCCGCTACGTCCGCAACAATCAGCAGTTTGAAGTCTTCAACGATCAGGGAGAGCAGCGCGGCCAGTACATTTGCGCAGGCATCGGCGGCCCGATCACCGGCGAGGGCATGACCCTCGGCATCCTTGACGACCCGATCAAAAACGCGGAGGAGGCCAACAGCGAAACCTTCCGCAACAACAACTGGAACTGGTGGGATTCCACCTTCCTGACCCGCGACGAAGGCAACGCCGCCTTGGTGGTCTGCGCAACCCGCTGGCACGACGACGACACCATAGGCCGCATCTTGGCCAGAGCCAAGGAGACCGGCGAGAAGTGGACGGTCATAAACTTAGAGGCGCTGCGGGAAGACATGACCGACAAGGCCGACCCGCGCAAGGAAGGCGAGGCGCTCTGGCCGGCCAAGTTTAGCACACGAAAAATGCAGGAGACCAAGAAGCGCCTGGAGAAGGGCCTGGGCGTCCGGTGGTGGGATGCCATGTACCAGCAGCGGCCCAGCTCCCTGCAGGGAAACATTTTGAAACGCGAGTACTGGGCCTATTACGACCCCGCGGAGCCGCCAAAATACGTCGCCAAAATTCAGAGCTACGACACCGCAAGCGACACCAAGACCGTCAACGACTGGAGCGTGGGCGGCACCTTCGGGATCCACACCGACCCAGGCAGCGGCGAGGCCGTGGCGGACCTGCTGGACCTTTGGCGCGAGCGCGTGGAATTCCCGAGCCTCAAAGCCCAGGCCGTGGCCCTGGGCCACCGCGACAACCCGAGCTGGATCCTGATCGAGCGCAAGAGCAGCGGCACCCAGCTGATCCAGGAGCTGCAGGCCAACACCCGCCTGCCGCTCTGGGGACCGCCGGCAGACAAGCCAGGCGGCAAAGCCAAGCCCCTGGGCGTGCCGGTGGACACCGACAAGGTCAGCAGGGCCATGGCCGCCACAGGCCTGATTTCAGCCAAGCGCATCCGGCTGCCCAAGGATGCCCCGTGGCTGGCTGACTTTTTGAGCGAAACGGCCAACTTTCCCAACGCCAAGTTTGACGACCAGGTCGACATGCTGACCCAGTTTATAAACTGGTTTCGCCTTTACTGGCGGACGCCGCAGCATAAGATCACCAACCCAGCCGGACGGACCATTCGAGGCCGCTTTTAATTTTTCCCGTTTCATGCTACAAACTAGGCAGCCCGTCACCCGACCAACAGGAGACCGAGACCATGGCCACCAAGAAGCCGAAACAACTGATTCACGGCGCCGCTAAAGAAGCCGCGCTGAAATCCACCGGAGGCATTCGCACGCTGGTCATGCAGGGGCAAAAGGAAGACTTCGACGCCCCGTTTAAATGTCTGATCGAAGCCGGCCGACACAAGGAGCGCCTGACAATAAAGCTGGAAGGAAAGCAGAAGCAAAACGTGCGGGGATTTTTCGCCGTGGTCGAGCGAGACTCTAAAGGCGGCATCAAAGTCGGCCGCGACATGGTCAAGGACAGCGCAGGCCTAAAAAAATTCATGGAGAGCGAGCGGTACAAAAAGAGCTGGAAGCTGGAGGCGGACCCATTCGCCCTGGGCAGCGACGGCAGCACCAACGGCGCCCTGCCACCCAACAACGAATACACGCCCATCATGGGCGGTCCGTTTTCAATCCAGCAGTACCTCTACGACTACCTGGCCGCGCATGCGAAGTGCTTCGAGGCCAAGAATCACAACCCGCTGGCAAAAGAGATCGTCGACGTCATAACCTTTTTTAGCTTGGGCAAAGGCGTCAAGGTTCTTTTCAGAAGCCCGCAGATGCAAAAGGCCTGGGATGAATTCGAGAAGCGGAATAAGTTTGCAGAATTCATACACATGGACAGCGACACGATCACCTGGGCCGGAGAGATCGGCACACACAAAACGCATTTCCCCGACGGCTTCCCCGCCATCAAACACATCGACATGAGCACGGTCTGGGAAATTATTACTAACCCGCGCGACATCACCGAAGTCTTTTATTACCACCAGCAATTCCCCACCCAGTACCAGCTGGTCTACAAGCCAGGCGACGTGGCCAGCGAGTACGTAGTAAATGACATCCCCGCCGACGAAGTCATCCACAAAAAAATCAACACCGTGCCAGGCGAGAAGCGCGGGCGCGCGGACATTTTCAACATCCTCGGCTGGCTGAAACGCTTCAAGGATTACTACGACGCCCACATCACCAAGGCCCAGATGGAAGCCAGCTATGCCATCAAGAAAAAAGTCAAGGGCAGCGGCGCCGACGTCGACGCGCTATTCAACGATCCAGCCATCACTGCGGTTCCGACTCCAGGCAGCGTGCTGATTGAAAACGAGTCCATCGATACCACCTACATGGGCATGACCAGCACCGGCTCGGCCACCGACAACATCGGAGAGGCCATCCGGTCCATCGTGGCAACGGGCGCTGGACTTTCGCCGGAGTACCTGGGCGTGGGCGGGAAGTCCAGCACCAGGGCCACGGCCATCACCAAGAGCGAGCCGTCCGCGCGCAAGTTTGAAGACCGGCAGATGTTTTTTGAAACCTATATCCGCGAGATTGCAGACTGGGCCATGCCCGAGCTGATCGCTAAAGGCAAAGCGCCGAAGACCCAGCCGCGCGAGGCGAACCTGGGCGCGCTTAAGAAGGCCGTCCGCACCCGAGACTGGAAAGCCGTCATGGCGGAGGCATTGGCTTTGATGACCCTGGGCACGGTGACGGAACCCATCGACAAAAACTACGAAGTTATTTTTCCAGAGATCAGCATCGAAGACCGCACAGCCAAGCTTAAGGACATCGCCCAGACCCAGGCCCTGCGTTACATTTCCCGCGAGCGCGCAGCCACCATGACCGCCAAGGAGCTGGGCATCACCAGCTACGACTACGACGAGGAGCAGGAGAAAATCAGGGAGGAAGCCACAGAGGCTGAAAGCGACCCAGCCTACAGCGGCATGGCGGATCCAGCCGCGGCCCTTTTCCTGAAGACGGCGGCCGCAGCACCTGCAGGCGGCGCAGCTCCCGACGGCAAGCCAGGCAGCCAGGCCGACGACAAAAACTTCAAAGCCCAGTCACGAAAAATTTAAACGATGCCGTCGACCCAGAGCGAAGTAATCCAAAAAATTACCGACCACAGCATGGCGGTGCTGCGCGGCTTCGAGGAGGAAGACCTGGCCGCCATGGCCGCGTCTTATTTTGAAGCGCAAGGAAACATCATTGCCATGATGCGCCGAGCAGCCGGCGGCAGCGAGTGGACCCTGGCCGAAATGCAGGGCGACCGCGCCGGCGCCCTTTTTAACCAGATCGATCAAGAGCTGAACCGCCTCAACAACCGGATGAACACCAGCCTGGAGCAGAGCGCCATCGAGCAGCTGGAGGGCGCCCAGGAGTGGAGCCTTTATGGGCTGGACCAGGCGACCCCCGCGGGCGTCCAGGCCCAACAGCCGCCACTTCCGTTTGAAAATATCAAGGCGCTGGTCAACACGCCATTTCAGGGCGCCATGTTTTCCCAACGCTACGGTTTGATCACCGACCAGATGGCCGCGGACATTCGGGGCGCGCTGACCCAGAGCATGATCAACGGCGAAAGCATGGAAGACGCCGCGCTGCGGATTGAGACGGTCATGGGCGCGACAGCGGAGGGCGCCACGGCCATGGAAGGCTATGCCAACCGGACCATGACCATTGCCCGCAGCGAAATCATGCGGGCGCAAAACTTGGGCCGCCTTTCAGTTTACGGGCAAAACAGCGACTTAATGGAAGGCACACCGGAGTGGGTAGCAACGGCCGACGACCGCCTCTGCCCGTGGTGCTTACGGCGCGACGGGCTGACCTTCGACGAAATCGAGACCGAGCCGGTGCCCAGCGTCCGAGACAAGCCCGACCCCTGGGGCAACAGCACCAATCTGCCGCTGCACCCCAACTGCAGGTGCACGGTGGTGCCGAAGCTTAAGAGCTGGGCCGACCTTGGCATCGAGGACATGCCCGAAGATTTAAGCGACGACACCCGCGCCATGCGCAACGAAGACGGCGACTGGGTAGAAGTGCCGGTCCAGACTTTTGAAGACTGGAAGGCGGAACGCGGCGCGGCCCTTGGCCTTGGAGGCGAAATTTAATGTTAACCACCTTTCCCGACGACGAGACCGGCGAAGTCCGAATCAAATACGACGACGAAACCCTGCAGGGTAATTTTTTTGAAATCGGTATGGATGACAAGCACGGCATGGAGCTGATGGCCCAGCTCTGCGACTTTTACGAAAAGAAGGGCTACAGGCCCCTGCAGGTTTTGAATTCGATAGAGAAGCAAGCGAGGCCCAGCATCTGGCGGCGCATCTTTGGAGGCAAGCCATGAACGAGACACCCAGCGGCCTGCTGGTACCAGACAGCTGCGTCGAAGCGGTGGACCGCAGCGCCCAGGAAGCCCTGCGCCGCTACTACGAAGGCATGGCCAAGCTTGAAAAAACTTTCCCGCAGCTGGTGAAGCTGGCCGCGGCCATGGCTGGACAGATCGACCAGGCCGCCAGCGAAAAGGGCGTGGCGCCCGAGGGTGTGATTCTCGAGGTCGCCAAGTGGCACCCCGATGGAACGGTCGTTGTTGCGGTGAGCTTCGACACCAAGGCCAAGCGCGTGGACACCAACGACGCGGCCATGGGAAACTTCAACACCCTGGCCGACATCAACGAGCGATACCCCCAGGCCGTCGAGCTGGCCATGAGCCTTGCCTTTCAATTGGTGAGCGTGGTCAACGCCAAGAAGCTGCTGCCAGGCGAAATCGAAGTCACAAAGCCGCTCTGGAATTCCATACGCGGCTGGATTACTTTTAAGATGCTGGCCGGCGGAGAGGTCATTCACGCCCCAACGCGGATTTTAATTTGAGTAATTTTAAGGCATGGCTGGAAGCCAACAGGGAGGTCGAAATGCGACTGAAACCGAGCGAGGCCAGGATTGTGAACCAGATCCGAGGCATGCAAAAAGGCCGCATTATTATAGACAAAGCGGCAGAGGGCGACCTGCGGATCACCACCAGGCAGCACCTGAGCCACCAGCCCCAGGAGGCCACCCAGGCCACCGGACCGGTGCGGCGGCAGCTTCGGGACTAAAAAAGGATTTGACAGCTTTCTAAGGGCCATGCTAAAACCATTGCGTGAGGCGGTACCACATCTGGTGACATCAGGGCGCAGCACACAATAGCTGGACATTCCACGTGGAACCCCAGCGGCCCGACAGCCAAGCCGAAAGCATCGGGACATTGCAGACATTCAGGCGGACGCGCAGATCGCTGGCCAGAGGGCCAACCGAGCAAGCGCAGTCCGCCTTTTTATTTTTAGGACGCCATGCCCGCATGGGTTAAAGATCACGGATTGTGGAACAAGGCCAAGACGGCCGTGGCTCCGCATGCCGACAGCTACGACGAACCCTACGCGGTCGTTGCCCACGTTTACAAAAGCATGGGCGGCGGCATCAAGGGCGAAGTCGCCAGCGAAACCATGCCCGATGCCGTAGCAGGAAAAGACCTGGAGCAGGCCAAGCGTGACCTGCCGGATTATTTTAAAAAAGAGGAAGCCACACCCCAGAGCGCAGTGGCGCAGCTGGTGCGCGGCGGAGTGAAAAACGAAACGGCCTTCAGCGAGGCCACCAAGATCGACAGGGCCAAGCGCGAGATTGAAGTCATAATTATTTTGGAAGGCCCTGGCAACGATCACGACAAAAACTACTACACCAAAGAAGCCATCAAAGACGGCGTCGTGAAATTCAACGGCGCCCGTGCCTTTCTGAATCATCAGACCGATGCAGAAATGAACTCAAGGCCCGAGCAGGACGTGCGCGAGCTTTGCGGATTTTATAAAGACACCTTCGAGACCACAGCGGTGAGTCCGAAGCTTGGAAAAAAGGTAGCGGCGCTGGGCGCCATCTTCGTGGCCGACGAGAGCGAGGCCGGCGAGGCAGCCCTGGCAAAAGCCGATGCCCAGATTTTATATAAGCAGATTTTTTCAGATTCAAAGGAGTGCTACGCCGGCATCAGTGTCAACACAGGCGGCTGGCAGGATGGCACGATTGAATATGAAGGCGACGAGTGGGCCAAGATCGTCGCGTTTGAAGGAGTCCAGTCCGCTGACATTGTCACGCGGCCAGGCGCGGGCGGCGCATTCCTGCGCTTGACCGAAAGCATGACGCCGGAGGGCGTCAACAACCTTAAGGAGAGCGCGATGAAGAACGCCGAAAAATTCCAGAAGCTGGTCGTCAAGCTGCAGGAGTCGGACAAGGCCATCAAGGCCGAGACCGACGCCGCCAAGAAAAAGGCCCTGCAGGAAGCAGCCGCCCAAGTCCGCAAGGAAATGAAGACGCTGCTTGAAGCAGAAGGCGAAGATGAAGCCTCGAAGCTGCCCAAGGAAGGCGAAGACGATGTTGCCGGCGACGGCGACGACGCCTCCATGGACGCGCTGAAAAAGCACCTGCCCATGACCGACGGCGAAAGCGAAGCCGACTACACCACCCGCGTCAAGCAAGCCTTCGGCCACGCCCAAAAGGCCGGCCTGATGAAGCAGGACGAATCCGAGGAGGAGTCCGAGGAGGAAGCCGAAAAGAAAATGGAAGCGGCACGTAAGCGCGGACGCGAGAGCGCGACCGTGGCAAAATTCCGCAAGGAAAGCCCCGTCATGTACCGTCAGCTGATGGCCGAGCTGCGCGAGAGCCTGGGCGCAGAGCGCCACGACTTCGCCGGCATCAAGGAAGCCAACGACAAGCTGCGCAAGCAGGTCGGCGGCCTGATGATGGAGCGCGACCTGGCAGAGGCCGAGCGCGAGCTGAACGAAGCAGGGATCCCGACCAAGTACCTGGCCCCAGCGGACCTGGTGCGTCTGGACGAAGCGGCCCGTAAGCGGACCATTGAGCGCACCAAGATGCTGATGGAAGGCGCAGGTGCCGCGTATGTCTGGTCAGGCAATGGCCCCAGCAACGGCAGCGACGGAAGCGGCGACCTGGACCTGGGCAGATACCAGATCCCGACCAAAGCCAAAGCGGAATAAACGGCCTTTCAATTCACCCGCGCCTAACGGCGCATTTTGCAGGAGAGCACCATGGGACAGTTTAGCAAGGCCGGCAATCCGCAGGCCTACGTTTTCGACCCCACCGATACCATCGCCGCAGGGGCGCTGGTGCGGTGGAACACCGGCACCAAAAAGGTCACAGGGCTGGCGGCCGCCGCCAACTTTGCAGCCTTCATCGGCGTGTCAGAATTTCAGGTTCCCCAGTCCAGCCCGATCGACAACACCGTCGCCGGCAACGTTTCGGGCCAGAGCAACATGGGGCTGGTGCGGCGCGAAGGAATTTTCCCCTTCCTGACCACAGCAGCCGAAAGCTACGTCCACGGCGACGCCGTGAAACGCGGAGCCTCGGATTTGATTATCGCCCTGGACGGCGGAGCGAACCAGATCGTGGGCTACGTCAACCTGCCCGACGGCAGCACGGTCACCGGAGCAACCGGCGTATCGGTGCCGGTGGAAATCAAGAGCAACTTTGGCAGCCCGACAATCCTGAGCGCATAAGCAACAGGCAACCCACACCCGCGGCAGCCTGAAGCTGGCGCATTTTAGGAGATCACAGTCATGGGACTCAAAGGAATCCGCAGCCTGCGCGAGCACGCAAAAGGAGGCGTCCCCGAAATGGCTTTCAACGAAGCCATCATCAGGGAAGCCGAGCGCATCGCGTGGGAAGACGACAGCATTTCTTTTAAGGCCATCCGGCAATTTGCCATCGACAACTGGAGGAAACTGGGCGAAGCAAATCCAGCATCCTCCTTTACCCAGCTTTTCCGCGCTGGCGTCCAGGTCTTTGCCAACGGCTGGTATGAGCGCACGGCCATCGAGTACGAGAAGTACGTGGCCGAGCTGAGCAGCAACAAGCGGCAGGAATTCCATGCGCCTCTTTATGGCTCAGATTTCCCTGATGAAGTGCAGCAGGGCGAACCGTACCAGGAAAGCAGGATGGTCGGTGTGGACCGCGAGCTGATCAACCGTAAATTCATGGGCGGCGAAAGCTTCACCCGTGAAATGTTTGATGATGACCAGACCGGCCAGATCAAGACCCGCATGCAGAAGCTGGGCGAAAGCGCCCGCCTGCGTGAGGAGCTGGAAGCGGCCGGCCGCATCATGGGCGCCACGGCCCTGACCCAGGGCAAGGTGACCATTGCAGCGACAACGTACACCCGCGTGAATTCCAACGGCACCACGGTCGGCCCCTACGCGACCAATTTCTACGGCACCGTCGGAGCGACAGCCTACGGCAACCGGCTAACCACCTTCGCCCAGCTGAGCGTCGGCGGCCTCCGCACGGCGCTGCAGAGCCTGGCAACGGCCTTTGATCCGTTGGGAGTCAGGATCGCGGTCAAGCCCAACACCCTGCTGGTTTCACCCTTCGACAGCGTGAACGCAAGGACGCTGCTGAACAGCATGTACTATCCAGGAGTGCCTGGCCTTGGCGGACAGACGGCGAGCAGCGCGACATCAGGATCGCTGACTGGCGCCTTCTCCGACAACGCGCTGAAGGGCATGCTCAACTTGGCCGAAAACACCTTCCTGCCTTTCGGGGCATGGAACGTGGGCGTCGCCAAGAAGGGCCTGGTCATGCAGCGCAGGGATCCGCTCGAAGTGGTTCAGGAAGTCCCCAACAGCGGCCAGAGCTTCGCAACGGACACAATCCGTTTCAGAAGCCGCATGCGCTGGGTAATGGACTGGATCGATTCGAGCTTCTGGTTCCAGGGCAACGACGGCACGGCGACAGTAACGCAGTAAGCAACCGGTGAACGGCAGGCCCTTGGAAACGAGGGCCTGCCTTAAACCGTAAAACCTTAAACGGAGGCCACCCATCATGGCTGAAGTACAGCACCGGATTATCAACAAGCGACCAAAAGAAAAAGCACCCAGGGCCACCAGCGAAAACGACTGGATCCTGCAGGAGCTGGCAGAAGGCAACCCGATACCCATTACAGGCGACATCATCAACGACGCCGTCGGCCGCCAAGTTTACGAAGCGCGGGCGTCTTACGCCGAATGGATTTCGGCGAGCAGTAAACAGCGCTTCAACGTCTTAAGATATTACTGGCATGAACCGAAGCTGGTGATCGACAAGCCCTTGAATGAGCGCGAGCAGGCAGAGCGGGAAAAGTTTTTTA